CAGGAGAGCAACATGGCTTTAATCGCTGATCGTAATACGCAAATGAAAGATGGTGATCTGCTTCCAGTTCCAATGGCAGCCGTCAAGATTTTTGCAGGCGGGCTGGTGGCGGCCAACGCTACCGGCTACGCCACACCGGGCGCTGTCGCTGCCACGCTGACCTATCTGGGCCGTGCCGAAGAAACGGTCGACAATACCGCCGGTGCTGCTGGCGCAAAGACTGTGCTGGTACGTTTCCGCAAGGCATTCAAATGGCTTAACCACGGTGCTGACCCAGTGACACAGGCGTCGATGGGCAAGGTCTGTTACATCGTGGATGATCAGACTGTGGCCCTCACCACCGGTGGTGCTACGCGCTCCGCAGCAGGCGTCGTGGTGGGTTTGGATGCCGACGGCGTTTGGGTGCGGTAATTTTACCCGCACTATTTCGTTAACTTAACAGGAGACTCATAAAATGTTAGTCAATAAAGATACCGTCGCCAGTCTGTTTATCAGCCTGAAGACCAGTTTTAACAACGCCTTTACGGCGGCGCCAACCATTTGGAACAAGATCGCCATGAAGGTGCCCAGCACCACTGGCCAAAACGATTATGCCTGGCTGTCAAAATTTCCCAAGATGCAAAAGTGGATCGGCGACAAGAATGTAAAGTCGCTGGAAGCTGCCAAGTACAGCATCAAAAACGATGACTGGGAGGCGACCGTTGAAGTTGATCGCAACGATATCGAAGATGACAACCTCGGCATCTACGGCCCGCAAGCGCAAATGGCTGGCGATTCCGCAGCGCAGTTGCCTGATGAAATTGTGATCGCACTGGTTAACGGTGGCTTCACCAATCTCTGTTTCGACGGTCAGTATTTCTTCGATACCGACCACGTTGTTGCAGGTGCGTCGGTTTCAAACAAGAGCGCGGTCGCATTGTCTGTGGCGACACAGGCCGCTGCCATCGCCAGCTATGGTGCAGGCCGCACCGCCATGCGCAAGTTCAAAGATGACGAAGGCCGTCCGTTGAACTGCACTCCAAATGTCTTGCTGGTTGGCCCGGCTCTGGAGCACATCGGCTTGGCAATTGTGAATAACGACCGCCTCACCGACGGTGCCGCAAACCCTTACAAGGGTACAGCCGAAGTGGTGGTAGATGCGCGTATCACCAGCGACACCGCATGGTTCCTGCTGGATACCACCAAGCCGATCAAGCCGTTTATTTACCAGGAGCGTAAAGCCCCGGTGTTTGTCGAACAGACCGATCCGCAAGCCGATGACGTGTTCAACCGCAAAAAATTCAAGTACGGCGCAGAAGCGCGTGCCGCTGGCGGTTACGGCTTCTGGCAGCTGGCCTTCGGTTCGACCGGCGTTTAATCAATAACCAACCAAGAGTAGCACGCTAACCAGCGCCACCGTGAGTGTGGCGCTGTATTCGAAAAACCAAACAAGAGGTGAATCATGGCTAAAGCCGAAAAAGCAAATACAGTCAAAGTTCCAGCGTTGAGTGTGACATCAGGCAACGAGGGTTTTCGCCGCGCTGGTCGAGCCTGGGGCAAGGAGGCAACCGTGGTCAAGCTTTCCGATCTGACCAAGGCGGAGATCAAGGCGATCAAGGAGGAAACAATGCTCTCTGTCAAAGAGGTTGAAGTTGACGAAGGGGTCGCCGAGTAATGAGCTACGCCGCCAAGGCCAACATGATCGCGCGTTTCACTGAAGCAGAAGTGATCGCGCTCACCGATCGGGAAAACGTCGGCGTCATTAATGACGCCGTGCTCGATGGTATGTTGGCCGAAGCGGATGCCGAGATTGACCCTTACCTGGCACCGCGTCATGTTCTACCGCTGGCAGCCGTTCCCAAAATACTCATCGGCTTTGCCTGCGACATCGCCCGCTTCCGTCTCTGCGGCGCGGGTGGCGTGACGGAGACCGAAGAGATACGCAACCGTTACAAGGATGCGGTGAAGTTTCTGGAGAAAGTGTCCAGGGGAGAAATCGGCCTTGGCCTTGACCTGTTAAACAACATCGCCAAGCCAGCCAACACGGTGCAGTTCAGCGCACCGGGCGAGCGGGTATTTGACCGGGGATCGCGCGGATGATCTCTGTAATTGAAGACGCCATCATCGCCCGAATCAAGGCTGTGGCTTCTGCCTCGCCGGGGCTGGGTTACCAGCTGCCGACCGTGGAAAGTTATGGCGGCGAGCTGGACGATGATCTGGCGGCGGTGGTGCGAAAGTTTCCTGCAGTGTGGGTGACTTTCGCTGGCAGCGGAAAATCCAGGCCGTCGTCAACCGCACGCAACAAATGGATCACACCGGCCACCTTCGTGGTGATGGTCGGTGCGCGAAATGTGCGCGGTGAGCGCGCCACTCGCCAAGGGCTGAAGGTTGATGGTGTTCTTAAAGAAGTGGGCGTGTATCAGATGCTTCATGATGTCGGCCTGCTGCTGATCAATAACGATCTGGGCTTGCCGGTTGGAAATTTAAAACCGGGCGCAACCAGGACACTTTTTAACACCAAACTTAACGGTCAGGCGATGGCCGTATTTGCCAGGGAATGGCATACCGAATTTATCGAGACTCAACCACGCGAACCGATCGACCCGACCGACCCGATGTGGCTGAGTTTGGGCATCAATTATTATCTGAAACCTGGCGACGCTGTCGCCGATGCATCAGACCTAACAACGTTGTCATAGGGAGAGTGTCATGAAAGTTAAAGCTGCACCGGACATCAAGGTGCCAAAAGAAGACAAGCCGCGCGAATACATCACCGACACGCCGCCCGAGGGCGAGCAGGGTTTTGATGTGCCGGAAACCGCTTATTACCTGCGTCGTGTTTCAGACGGCGATTTGGTGATTGTTAAAACCACTGGCAAAGGAGTTAAATAATGGCTAGTAAAAATATCAGCTTTGACAATATCCCGGCGAGCATTCGCAAGCCCGGTAAATATTTCGAGTTCAACACCAAGCTGGCCGTGCGCACCTTGCCCGGCAACTTGCAAAAGGTGCTGGTCATTGGCCAACGCATTGCCGCTGGCAGTGTACTTGCCAACGTCATCACAGACGTGTTTTCGGATGTGGATGCCGCCACGTACTTCGGCAAAGGCTCACAGTTGCACCTGATGTGCCGCGCAGCGATCAAGGCCAATCCTTATCTGGCATTGCAGGCCATTGCGATGGACGATGCGGGTGCGGGTGTCGCCGCCGCCGGTACGGTTACCATCACCGGCCCGGCAGCAGCTGCAGGAGTACTCACACTGAAAGTGGCGGGCAAGCTGGTGCAGGTCGCCGTTGCGAATGCGGATACTGCGACAGTGATCGCCGCCGCGCTGGCCGCGCAGATCGCGCTGCAACCCGATCTGCCTGTGACAGCCGCAGCCGCACTGGGCGTGGTAACGCTGACCGCCAAAAACAAAGGTACCCAGGGTAACAACATCAAGCTGGAAGCCGCGATCACCGCCACCGGCACGACTGTTGTGTTGGCGGCAATGGCTGCCGGTGCCGCCGACCCGACCATCGCTACCGCGCTGGCCACCGTGTTTGGTGCTGGTCATAACATCATCGTTTCTGCGTGGAACGATGCCACCAGCCTGACTGCGCTGCGCACGCATCTGGATAGTGTGTCCGGCCCGCTTGAGCAGCGCGGCGCGATTGGTGTCTATGGCCATACTGGCTCACTGGCCACCGCTACCACACTGGCTGCTGGTGTAAATGCCGGACGGATCTCAGCGCCCAACTTCAAGGTGCCGGAACAACCCTGCGAACTGGCAGCAGCTTATGCCGCAGTGGTTGCCAGCGAAGAAGACCCGGCACGTCCGCTCAACCTGCTGGAGCTGGTAGGTATTACAGCCCCGGCGCTGGCGGATCGCCTGAGCCGCACCGAACAGGAAAATGCGCTTTACAACGGCGTGACTCCGCTCGAAGTCGGCCCTGGTGAAAAAGTGCAGATCGTGCGCGCAATCACCACCTACACGCTGGATGCGCAGGCTATTCCTGACGTCAGCCTGCTCGATCTCACCACTATCCGCACGCTGGACTACGTGCGCAAGGCATGCCGCGAACGCATCGCGCTGCTCTTCCCACGCGAGAAACTTTCCGAGCGCACTGCTCCCAAGGTGCGCGACCAGCTGATGGATGTGCTGTACAAGTTGGAAGAGCTGGAGATCGTGGAACAGGTCGAGGCTAACGCGGATGGCGTGCTCGTCGAGCGCGACCTGCAGGATGTAAACCGGCTGGATGCGAAGATCCCGGTAGATGTGGTGAATGGCCTGCATGTGTTCGCTGGCCGTATCGATCTGCTGCTGTAACCGTCATTCCCTGTCACCCTCGCGAAAGCGGGGGGCTGGCGGGAATCCAGTCAATTTATAAAGGAGTTTCAACATGGCACTTGAATATGATGGCGAGGTAGTGGTCGAGATTAACGGAACAGAAGTCGATGTGGTGTCGTTCGACGATACCGTTAACACCGGTCGCAAGCCCGTTAAAACAATGAATAAAAGCGGTCGGCCAAAAGGTAGCGTGACTGGCATGGAATCGATTGAAATGAAGATCACCGCCCCGGCACCTGCGGTAGGCGAATTTAACTGGCGCAAGATGAAAGACGCGCAGATCGTGATCTACCCGGTCGGCAATGCATCCAAGCGCACCACTTTCATCGACAGCAACGTGTCCAGCGTTGGTTCCAAATACCAGCTCGAAGGTGAGATGGTGCGCGACATCAGCCTGTACTGTCTGCGTAAGGTTGATCCGAAATGAGCGATCTGACCATTGAAGGCGCACTTCCTGTAGGGCTGGACTTTGCAGGAAAAACACATAAGACATTCAAGCTGCGTCCGGCTAAAGTGCGTGACACGATAGAGGTGACAACTGAGGTTGGTGTCGATGACAATTTGAAATTTATGCTGGGCATACTTTCAAGGTTGTTAATTTCCCTGGGGGACATTCCCAAGGAAAACATCACAAGTGAGTTGCTGGCTGAACTATACGACGTTGATCTTGCGGAGCTGCAGTTGGCGCAGGAGAAGCTGGAAAAAAAGTTGCGGCCGCCGAAGACAGCCTAAAGATTTATCGGCGTGCCACCCTACTGCTCGCTAGTCACGGTTTTGCGGCCGCTGATGTATTAGAAATGACTGAGGTAGAGTTGGGCGTCTATATTGATCTGATCAGTAAAACGCGCGGCTCCACGGCGGCGAATCCTAATAGCCGCACTAACCATTTTGTGGGCAAACGAAAACATGTCAAGTAATCTCACTCTGGCTTTACGCCTGCTGGCTGATAGCAGCGGCTTGCAGCGTGGGTTAACGCAAGCAAGCCAAGGGGTTAAACGTTTCACCAGCTTTGCGCGTGATGAGGTCAATGCTCTTAAAGCATCGTTTAATAGTCTGACCGGCAGGCTCGCGAGTCTGGGGGTAAGTCTTTCCGTCGCCCAGCAGGTAATGAAATCCGCCAAGCTCGACCAGTCACTAACACAGATCGGGCAGACTGCGGGAGCAAGCAAGGCGCAAGTAACCGGCTTGCGCGCCGAACTTTTCCGCATGGCGACACAGACCGGTAAAAACGTGGAGGATCTGCAGCAAGGTTTCAATAACTTGGTGCAGTCCGGTATGTCATGGGATGCCGCAAGCTCGACAATCAAAGACATCAACATTGCGATGGCGGTTACCGGCGCGGGGGCCAATACATTGTCAGGCGCACTGGGCGTGGCTGCCCAGGCGTTCGATTTCGATTTATCCAAGCCCGGCATGGCGTTGCAACTGCTCGACAAAATGACTGTGGCTGGCCGACTGGGCAATGCTGAACTGGAGGGTTTGTCAGATGTATTTGCCCGCATTGGCGTAAATGCCAAAGCGGCGGGCATGAACTTTGATCAGACACTGGCTTTTACCGAAACACTGTCTTTGGTTGAACGGGCGCCAGAACGACTAGCCACGCTCGCGGATAGTACTTTACGGCTGTTCACTAATGCGAATTACCGTAAAGAGGCAACCAAGGCAACCGGCGTGCAGTTCTTCAATAAAGACAAATCTGCACGCGATCCGTCAGAGGTGTTTCGTGACCTCAAGGCCAAGTATGACAAACTATCTAGCGATCAAGATCGCGCTACGTTCATGAGCGCGGCGTTTGGTAAAGCCGATCTGGATACACAGAAGGGTCTGCGCACCTTGTTTAGCGGCGATATGCTGACGAAGTCCAAAGAGTTTGGTCAGAACATAACTGGTGCGAGCGGTACGCTGAAAAAGGATATTGCCGAAGCATTGAATAATGCCGTGTCTCAGGTAGGCAGGGTTAAATCGGCGATGCGCAATGCCGCAGATGAGTTCGCCAAACCGATCAACGAGACGCTGGCCAACGTCATTCAGTGGGCAATGGACAAGAAGGAGAATGGCGGGCTCGGTTTGGACGGGAAGGACATGATCCTTGGCGGTGCTGGTCTTGCTGCCAGCACTTTCGCTGCAGCGAGATATGGCAGCATGGCAATCAAGGCAGCTGCTAGCAAATTTGGTGGACTCGGGGCGGGTGTGGCCACTGGCAAGGGGCTTGAGTCTGCGGCTGGTGTGATGCCAGTGTACGTTGTGAACATGCCTGCAGATGGATTGGCTGGCAACACACCAGGAATACCGGGTGTGCCAAGCGCAGCAGGAAACGCAGCTAAAGCTGCGCCATTGGTAGCGGCAAGTATTCCAGTAGTTATGGCAGCAGGTGTCGCTATTTCAGCCTATAAGGCGTACGAAGGATTTCAGCGCTTATCTGAAGGTATGGACAGGATCGATGCCGATAACGAAGCGCGCAAAGCTCGACGCGCCGACATGGAAAAGAAGCTGAACGATTTCGGCGGTGAGGCGCTGGTGAACAGCACGAAGACATTTGATTTTCAGCAGCTGGAGAAATTGCTCATGCAAATCGCGGGGGCCAAACAGCAACCACAGGAAATTAATCTACATCTGGACGGCGAGCAAATCGCCACAGTAGTCAATAATCGCAACGCCCGCACGGCCAGCCGGAATTAGTACACCGGAATTCCTTCCGCCTTAACTCGCCTTTTGCGCGCGCGTAACCTGCGCACATGGCCTGGGAAAATACATTACTGGAAGCATCTTTTAACGGCATCGTTTTCGATATCGTTAAAACCGACGATAGTGCGGAAAATACGCTCGTCGAGCATTCCTATCCCTACGTCGACGGCTCCGATATTGAGAACATGGGGCGCGGCGCACGTCACGTCAACGTTGAGGCGGTGTTTTATGGCGACGATTACGAGGAGAAGTTGCAGGATTTTCTTGATGCGCTGGGTCATCCGGTTGACCCTGAGTTTATTCATCCTGTATTCGGCTCATTCAAAAATGTTCAGGTTGCGCGCCATGTCGTGCGACACGATGCGGATAATCCGGACTATGCGACGGTCACCGTTGAATTTGTCGAATCGACCACGGCGGCACCGTTCTTTACCCGTAGCGTGGCCTCGCAAAAAGCGGCAGCAGTCGCCCAGCATGGCGCTGCGGCGACTGCTGCTGCGGGCAGTAAATTTGCCGCATTGATGGATCGCTTGAAAGCTGCCAATCCTATGGCGGCGTTGAACAAATTACGCGAGGCAATCACCGGCCCGATTTTGGCGATTACCGCTGCCGTCAACACGGTTTTGTCCGGGCTGGATGTGCTTGCGTATCCACTGGCGTGGGCAAATGATATTAAAGCGCTGGTTGGCGGGCTACTCGATATCCGGGATTGGGCTGATCAGTTGGCTGCGGACTGGGCCAGTATCCAGAGCGGCCTGAACGCCTTTTCCATTTTTAGCACACCGTCCAATTCAGCATCGGAGCCTGCACCAGCACAGGTTACCTCTGGTAATGCGCCGACTGAAGAACAGGTAATCGCAGCTGCTCAAGCAACCATTCAGGTGAATACAGCCGTTGGGTTAAGCAATGCGGCCAGCTATATTTTTGAAGCCGAAGCGGTTACTCCCACATTAACACCAACAGAAATTGAGGCTATCACTGCCATCGCTCGCGCCGGTCTTGAAGTTGCTATCGAGCAGGTGCGCGCAATTTACGGCATTGAAGATAGCCGCCCCATTACCGAAGCGCTGAAAGACCAAGGGTTGGCGCTTCAGGAGGCGTCGCGCGCCGTTATCGTCGCGCGTCCGCCGCTTATTCAACGCATGGCAGAAGCGCCGGGCAACTTCCGGCTGCTCGCGCACCTGTGGTATGGCGACCATACCCGTGCGCCGGAGCTGTATCGCCTGAACGGCGCACGCAGCCCGTTCGTTAACACTGGGGACAGCATCAATGCCTACGCCAACTAATAAGGTCGAACTGCTCATCGCGGGCAATGCGCATGGCGACTGGTCGAGCTACGAGATCGACTCGGATCTACTCACCCCTGCCGATGCCTGGCAAGTTTCGCTGGGCATGAGCGGCGGGCAGATGCCGCCTGATGTAGCGGTAGGCGCGCCGGTGGAAGTTAGAGTTGACGGCGAGACTGTGATGGTCGGGCATGTCGATGAAATTGATCATTCGGTCAGCAAGGGTGGGCATTCATTGTCCATGTCCGGACGAGACCGTGCCGCCGATCTGCTGGATTGTGCGTGCCCGATTTTTACAAAAGAACAAGCCAGCTTATCTCAGATTATTGCGGCCATCGTCCGCGCGTTCAATATCACCAAAACTCCCGTTATCAATTCCTCTGACGTCCGCCCGCGCAAAAAAGTGGCGGTGAGTCCGGGCGAAAGCGCATGGAATACTCTGGTGCATGCCGCTGAGGCAAATGGATTGTGGCCGTGGTTTGAGCCGGACGGCACGCTGATGATCGGCGGGCCTGATTACACTGTGCCGGAAGTGGCCACGCTGATCCTGCGACGTGATGGGAAAGACAATAATGTCATCAGCTTGCGTAAAAATGAATCAATGGCCGAGCGCTATTCGAGGGTGACGGTTTATGGGCAATCGCCCGGCAGCTCTGGCGAGCCGGGTAGGCCTAATTTATATGCCAGCGAATTAGATGGTGAGGTGTTGAGAGATCGGCCAAAGATGGCAACCGATTCCGAGGCCGATAGTTTCGCTGTGTGCCGAGACCGCGCACGCAAGCTGATCTCCGATAGCAAGCTGAGTGGCTTTACCCTTTCTGCGGTGGTACAGGGGCATCGTATTGTCGCTCCTGGACAAATTGCCGACGGTAAATTGTGGAAGCCGGGTCAGCGCATTCGTGTGAACTCGGAGCCGCACGGGATTAATGATGAGGTATTTTTCCTGATTGCGCGCAAGTTTACGCGAGGCCGCAACGATGGCACACGTACCACGTTGACGCTGAAGAAAGATGGTGTGTGGTTGCCGTATGCTCATCCGCATAATAAGCAACGGCGCGGCAAAAACAGTTTGCTGGGGAGAGCGCGATGATAAAGATTATCGATGAGCGTATCCGCCGCCACCTCGCTGGTATCCGCCTGGCTTTCCGTGGCGTAATCACGTTGGTAAAAGCCGCAGGTGCCGTGCAGCTTGTACAGCTCGACGGCCTGTCAGGCGAGCAGCTGCAAGATGCCGAGTTGTTTCAGCACTATGGCTATACGAGCAACCCGCCCGCCGGGTCGATGTGCATCGTACTGCCCATCGGCGGTAAAACTGCCCACGGCATCATCATCGCCACCGAGCACGGCACCTATCGCCTCAAAAATTTGCAGCTCGGCGAAACGGCGCTCTACACCGATGAAGGCGACAGCATCATTCTCAAGCGTGGTCGCATCATGGAAGTGACTACACAAACACTGACTGTTAACGCTGCCACTGCCACCGTTAACTGCACCGGCAAAGCCACAATCAAAGCACAAGGCGGGATCGATGCAGATGGCACCGGCGCGGGCATAGTCAAAGGTGTAGTGCAGCAAGATTGCATCTGCGCGTTTACCGGCAGCCCTCACCCGATGGGATCAGCAACCGTGAAAGCGAGCGTGTGAGATGGCGCTCACTAAAGCCAGCATGGCAACTTTTGTGAAAGCGCAGATGGCGACTGTGCCTGCGCCGGACGGAACAGCAGCAGGTGCGCAAGCCTATCGTGACGCATTGATCGAAGCGCTGTGCGGAGGCATTGTCCAGGAGATCCAAGCTAACTCCATGCTGATACCAATCACGACAGATAGTGGCCCAGCGGGCGCAGGAATCATCACGGGTAAGGTTGGATAACATGGACGCCTTGATCGACCCCGTAACCCGTGATTATGTGCTGCTGAGTGGTGTGGCGCAGCGCGACCCCGCTGGTGGCCTGGCAAATTCCTGCTACCTGCGCTTGAGTGTGCCGCTGGGCAGCTACTGGGCCGATAAAACCCTCGGCAGCCGCCTGCATGAATTGCTGCGCGAAAAAGATGTGCCTCGGGTCGCCCGTCTGGCTGTGCAATATGCCGAGCAGGCCCTCGCGCCTATTCTCACCGATGGCC